CCCGTCCGCGAATGCCGAGTGGCGGAGATCAGCAAGACCGGAGCGCTGCGCATCCAGGAAATCGGCGGACAGCGCATCCCCTGGTGGATCACCCCACAGACCGCACAGGAGTGGGCACACGCTGAGGCGCTGGCCAGTGCATGATCGCTAGGTGACAACTGCCACCGAACTGATCCACCACTTCCGCCCCCGCGGCGCAGCAGCGGAACTGCTGCGCTATCGCGGGGGCGAAGTGCTGATCGTGGGCGCGGCCGGCACCGGCAAGAGCCGTGCCGCCCTGGAGAAGATCCACCTGGTCTGCCTGCTCACTCCCAAGGTGCGCGCCCTGGTGATCCGCAAGACGGCCGTCTCCCTCACCGCATCCGCGATCAAGACGTACGAATCGGACGTGGCGGTGCAAGCGCTGCTGGACGGCACGGTGACCTTCTTCGGGGGCAACCGCAGGGAGCCTGCCCAGTACCGCTACAGCAACGGATCATCCATTGCCCTGGGCGGCATGGACAATCCCATGAAAGTTATGTCCACCGAGTACGACATCATCTTCGTCCAGGAAGCCACCGAACTTGAGGTGGACGAGTGGGAAGCGCTTACCACCCGGCTACGTAATGGCGTGCTGAGCTTCCAGCAGCTCCTGGCCGACTGCAACCCGCAGCAGCCCAACCACTGGCTCAAGCAGCGCTGCGACGCGGGCAAGACGCACATGCTCACCAGCACCCATGAGGACAATCCCCGCTATTTCCACGCCGATCGAACCATGACGCCGGAGGGCGAGGCGTACATGGCCAAGCTGGACGACCTCACCGGCGTGCGGTACCTGCGGCTGCGCAAGGGGATCTGGGCGGCGGCCGAGGGCGTGATCTACGAGGGGTGGCAGGATGCCACCCACCTGGTGCCGCGCTTCGAGCCCCCGCGCGACTGGACGCGGCTGTGGGCGGTGGACTTCGGCTTCATCCACCCGTTCGTCTGGCAGGAGTGGGTGATCGATCCCGACGGCCGGCTCTACCTGTACCGGGAGATCTACCGCACCAAGCGCCTGGTGGAGGACCACGCCCGGCAGATCAAGGAACTCACCAGGAACACCCCGCGCCCGCGCGCCATCGTGGCCGACCACGACGCGGAGGATCGGGCCACGCTGGAACGCCACCTGGGAGTGGGCACCATCCCCGCCAACAAGACCGTCAGCGAGGGAATCCAGGCGGTGGCCAGCCGGCTGAAGGTGAACGAGACGGGCAAGCCACGCTTGATGATCATGAAGGATGCATGTGTGGAGCGCGACCACGCCCAGGCGGACGCGCGCAAGCCCACCTGCACGGCAGAGGAGATCGGTGGCTACATCTGGCTGGACGGCCGGCTCAAGGAGCAGCCGCTCAAGGAGAACGACGACGGCTGTGACGGCATGCGGTACGCGGTGGCGGAGATGGACCTCCACGGGATCACGCGAGTGCGCTGGGCATAGCTAAGATCCGTTCCATGAAGGTGGAATGCGTCAGTGATCATGCCCTCACCCCCGCCGAGATGGGCGCCGTGCTCGCCTCCTGCTGGCCGGACCTCGTGGTGCAGCAGGAGGACATCGAACCCCTGGGGTCGTCCGGCGAGGCGTGGCGCGTGCCCGTGCCGGCTCCCCTGGCCGCCCGGATCAGCGGCGGTGAGCAGGGGAGCAAGTGGCAGAACGGCGCCACCGTGCCGGTGGATGATCAGCTCACCACGGTCACGCTGACGTTCGACCCGGGGACAGCAACTGAGGACTGAGCGGCGCGCAGCGTAGCGCCCAAGTCGGATGGCACGGTTACGCGTTTATGGCGGCCGAGTCCTGGCGCGCCGCTCGCAACCATCAGAATGACACACTGAACCGTTTCAAGCGCTGATCATGTACGATGCGCGCGTGACCATCGCGGCAACCTGGCGTAACGAGCGCACCACCCGCGCGCGCACCCGCCGTGAGTCACTCACACTACGGGCAGTCACTCTCCTGGCCCGCAAGCTGCCCTCGTGGCACCGTGCCCGCTCCGCCGTGATGCAAACCTCCGCCTGTGCGGCCATCGACGTAGGCCTGTTCCAGGCGCATCCGGTGGCCGGCTGGGTGGGTGTGGGCGTTTCCCTGTTCGTGCTGGAAGCGCTGTCCGGCGGTGAGCGGTGAAGCTGCGCCAGGGCAGGAAGAACCCCCGCAACCTCTACTTTCAGTGGAGGGATGAGCCAGCGGATGATGATGTTTGCCTAGGTCTGATCATCGATCCTGACGTTGCCGCCTTTCTCGTGAACGAGATCAACGCCAGCGACGATGCCGCTGTTCATCGTTTGGAAGCCGCAGTCCGGGAATACGAAATCGGTGACCAGCAGTGAGGAGTCTGCTGGGCTCCCTCATCAACCGCGCACCCGTCCCCTACACCGGTAGCAAGCAGAACTGGTACGGCGGACCCGGGCGCAAGTACGGCGTCACCGGCCAGATGGACGCCATGGGCGCATCCGCCACCCTGTTCTCCATCGTCAACCGCACCAGCACCAGCGTGGCCGCCGAGACCTGGCACCTGCACCGCCGCAAGCAGGGCAGCGTGTGCGAGTTCGAACAGCCGGACGGCGAGCCCTGCGGCACCAAGAACGTGGCGCACGTCCCCCGCCACCCCACACAGGTGGTGCTCGATCGGCCCAACGCGTTCTACACCACAGCGGAGACCTTCGAGAGCGGCCAGCAGCACGTGGACCTCACCGGCGAAGGATGGCTGGTCATGCCTCGCATCGGCGGGATGCCCGCCGAACTGTGGGTGGCGCGCCCCGATCGCATGGTGGTGGTCACCGATCCTCGTGACTTCCTGGTGGGCTACATCTACTGCGGGCCGGACGGGCACGAGGTGCCGCTCAAGCGCCAGGACGTGCTGCTCAACCGGATGCCCTCCCCGCTGGACCCGTACCGCGGTCTCGGCCCGGTGCAGACCATCATGCAGCAGGTGGCCGGCACCAGCATGAGCGCGGAGTGGAATACCAACTTCTTCCGCAACGGCGCACGCCCCGGTGGGATCGTCAAGCTGTCCCGCAAGATGAACGATGCCGAATTCGAACAGTTGGTGGAGCGGTTCAATTACGACCACAAGGGACCGGCCAACGCGGGCAAGACCGCCTTCCTGGAAGACGGTGAGTGGCAGGATGTCAAGCCACTCAACATGCGTGACATGCAGTTCGTGGAAACGGCCAACCTCAACCGGGACACCGTGTTGCTGGCCTTCGGGATCAGCAAGTTCGCGGTGGGCGTGGTGGACGACATCAACCGCGCCACAGCGGACGCCGCCAAGGCATGGTTCGGCGAGACCCTCACCCTGCCCCGCCTGAACCGCTGGCGTGGCCTGCTCAACAACGACTTCCTTCCACAGTTCCCCGGCTGGGATCCCAACCCGGACAGCTTCGGACACGTGTGGTTCGTGCATTCCAACCCGGTACCGGCCGATCGGGTGCAGGCCCTGGCAGAGAAGACGGCCAGCGTTCAGCAGTTCGTGGCCCTGATAGGCGCGGGGGTGAAGTCGGCGGATGCCGCTGAACTGTGCAACCTGCCGCCGCTGACGATGGAGCCCAGGCCGGAACCCAGGCCAGATGGACAGATTGACAAATCATCTGTCAACGAACCTCCCTCGGGTGAGCGGGAGGAAGCGGCGTGAACCCACAGGCAGCACAGCGCTGGGTCGCCAACGCACACATCGACGAGAACACCTGCCAGCCCTGCAAGGACAACGACGGCAAGCTCTACCGCAACCGGGAGCAGGCGTACGCCGACTATCCGGGCGGCGAGGGGTACGCCAAATGCGAGGGACGCAGCAACTGCCGCTGCACGGTGGTCAAGCGCGGAAAGGCAACCAACGAGATGAATCCCAAGCTTCAGCGCGCGGCCGATCTGGTGGGCTCGAAGGTCTTCAGCGCGCGCGCCATGGCCGCTGTCAACCTTGCCAAGCTGGATCCCACGGCCGGCATGTTCGACCCGCCCGAGCCGGGCTTCCGGGCCGCACCGCCCACCAACGGCCAGAACGGGAAGTTGCACCTGTACGACGCCATCGGCGGATGGGACGGCATCCTGGCCATCGATGTGGTGAACGCGCTGGGCGGCATGACCGGCGACCTGGAAGTGCACGTCAACTCCGGCGGCGGCAGCATCTTCGAGGGCTCGGCCATCTTCAACGCCATTGCGGGGTACATGGGCGGCAAGAAGATCGGCTACAACGATGGCGTGGCCGCCAGCGCGGGCAGCTTCATCCTGATGGCCTGCGATGAGGTGGTGGTGGCCGACAATGCCGTGACCATGATCCACGATGGCGCCGCGCCTGTGTTCGGCACTCCTGCGGAGTTGCGCGACATGGCTGACGTGCTGGACATGCTCAGTGACAACATCGCCAAGATGTACGCCCGCAAGACGGGCGGCACGGTGGCGGAGTGGCGCGAGATCATGAGCGACGGAGACACCTGGTACAACGCCGAAGAGGCGGTGGCCGCCAAGCTCGCTGACCGGATCCTTGGCGCCACCGAGGAAGAGATCGAGGAAGAGGCCACCAATGGCCTGGACCTCGGTATATTCACCGCACGTGCAAAAAACGGGGACACATCCCTGGATGACATAGACACAACCCTCACCACGCCCCTCACGGTGTCCGCCGTTGCTGGGCTCCGCGATGCCCTGAAAGGAGCATTCGCATGACCGACCTGAAGCCCAAGGCGGACCCCACCACCCCTGCGGAGTGGGAGGAGTACGTCAACACGGTGCTCACCTCGCCGGAGGACGCAGCCAGGGCCATCAACTCCGGCGAGTTCACCACCAAGCTCACTGCCTACATGGACGCCTACAAGGCGTCCACGAACAGGACCATGGCGGACCTGAAAGGCCAGCTCACCGAACAGGTGACCGCGTCCGTGCTGGAGCTGTTCAAGCGCAACGGCACCGAGCCCACCGGCCGGCTCGATCTCGCCCCCGCCAACGAGCGCGCCTTGCGCGCGGGCACCGCCCGTAACGGCGAGGCCATCGGCGTGCACACTGAGAAGATCTGGAAGTCCGCCACCCAGATGCTTCAGGACGTGCTGGCCGTGGGCACCCCTCGGCAGAGCGCGGAGTCGCGCGCCCGGATGGACCAGTACACCGAGTTTGTGAACGCCTACAGTCAGGCGGTCCCCTCGGAGGGTGGCTTCCTGGTGCCGGAGCAGGTGCGCTCCGACATCATGACCCGCGCCCTGGAAGCCGCCGTGGTGCGCCCTCAGGCCATCGTGGTGCCCATGCCGGGCAGCAAGTTCCGCTGGCCGGCCGTGGACTTCACCACGGAGGTGGGCGAGGTGTTCGGCGGCATCGCGATGAGCTGGCTGGACGAAGGCCAGTCCATCCCCGCCACCAGCGGCACCTTCGCCACCGTGGACCTCAACGCCCATAAGCTCGGCGGCTACGCCAGCGTCCCGAACGAGATCCTGCGCCACGCTCCGGCGCTGGACCAGTGGATCCGCACCGCCATGCCGGCCGCCGTCACGCACTTCGAGGACCTCGGCTTCATGAGCGGTGACGGCGCGAAAAAGCCGCTCGGTGGCCTGCACGCGGCCAACCCCGCGCTCATCGTGGCCAGCGCGGAGAGCGGCCAGACCGCGGACACCATCACTTGGCAGAACATCCTGGATATGTTCTCCCGGCTGCTGCCGGAGTCGTACGGCAGTGCGGAGTGGGACATCACCCCGGACGCCCTTCCGCAGATCATGACCATGGCGCTGCCGGTGGGTACCGGGGGTTCCGCCGTGATGATCGGTGAGGGGTCCGGCCCGTCCAAGCTGCCGATGACCATGCTGGGTATCCCGATCCGGTGGACCCGCAA